GGTCTATTGCCAGGAAGACGATTACTAAAGGGTTTTGTGTTTAGGATTCTTCGTCTTAGAACCTAAACCCTCACGTTTTTCAGCACCGACAGTTAATGCGTTGACCACCGATCTCGATCTCGACGTTGCGGATGAGAATGTGTCCGATGTAGTTGACCCAACGAAAGCAGAAAGATTTATCAGCAGTGCTAGCGGTGGGGCACTCAACAAGGGGAAGAGTAACCTGAAGGTAAACACGGTTAATCAAATCACCATTACGAGAAATGGTGCAGGTAACACGTTTGCCGAAGTCGGCAGTTCCGTTAAAAGTTTGCTCAATAGATTCAATAGAGAAGTTAGTGTGACGGCGGTAAACAACCTTAAAGAAAGTGATTTGGGGATTTCCAGTTAGGTAGACATCCTGTGCGCCATAGGCGACGAGTTGCATAAGTCCTCCAGACATTTATACTCTTAACAAAGAAAAAAATTTTTTCAGAAACGCATTTAATTTCTGAAAAAATAAATATACTCTAAAGCTTTACTATTATTGATATATTTTAGATATATTTTATAAAAAGTTGTACAACACATATTTTATGTGATATACGACTTTTATTGCAAAATTATTCTGGTGGACTCTTTTTCTCCAATAATTCTTTGCGAATAAATTTTTTAATATATTCGTTTTGCTCTGTCTCTCCAAAACTCATATATTTCTTAATTTTACTCTCATTTTTACATATCATCAAAAAAACGCGGAAATAATCCCCCAATATTTTTAGCAAAACTTCCTCCCAATATGTATCATCTCTTTCCACCTCATTTATTTTCATTGTCCCCCCACTATTCTGTAAAAACTCCACCAATTCCGCCTTTGGTAATCCATATACGTGCAAATATGTCTGCACTTGCAGCCACTCATACTCCCTGACTTCATCGAATAATTTATAAATTCGATTCTTTATTTCAATTACAGTCCCATCCATTTTCATCCCATCTAATTTACTAATGACCCACAATTCTACACCATCTATTGTAAGAATTTTCTTACTGCGCTGGTCTATTTTAGTAACAACTTCCACATTATATTTCTCTTTATAAAAATCCAGTGCATTAATTTCCCGAATCGTCCCAAATCTTTTGTTTGTATATCCCTCCACTATTTTTCGAACCTCTTTTTTATCTTCTTCCGCCAATTCACTTGAAGTTTCCAGTGTTTTTATTAAAACATCTCGATCTTTCTGCATCATTTCAGGGGAATTACTATTATTGCATATTCTATCAATTTGGGTCAATAATTTCTTATTCTCTATTTTCTCCCCAATTTTATGTATCTTTTCACTATCTCCTACTGTTTTCCCAATTTTATAGTATTTTTCGTATAATGAATTAAATATACGACTTGCTGGAATGTGTGGATTCTTTCCAATAAATGCTGCAAGATTGCTACTATATAAAAATATTTTTTGGTTCATTTGATCTATATATTATTTTATATTTAAGTTAAATATAAAATTATCTAAATTATATTATGGTAAATAATTCATCTAAAAGCTGCTTTATAAAAAAACTTAAATGTCGCCAAGAAGTAAAATATTCCGGAGTTACATTAAATAATGATTCATATTTACCTGGTTCAAAAATAATGAATGATTGCACAATTGGAAAATATCAAGAATTTGCAGTAGATTTTCCTCCAACAACCGCAAATCAAGCTTCTTTTAGTGGTGTTTGTGATAAAGAATTTGTTTATTGGGCGTGGGAAGTAGGCTCTAAAGAATTGGAAAGTTACTTAAAATCTGGCACAAATTGGGAAGGATGGGGTATTTATTTTAATTTATTAAATTCCAATGAAATGATTCTTTTAAAACAATCAAGAGAAACAGGAAAAATAGTACTTGCTAAAAGATTAGGAGATATAACTGGAATACCAACAACTAATCCTGAAAAATATGAAACAACTGGTGATGATATATGTAGAGGACCATTTTCATTATATAATAATCATTTATATACATGTGGTCAGGGAGAAAGATACCCATCCATTTTAAAAATAAGATGCGATGATTTCAAATTAGTTTGGAGAACTGTAGTTACTGAAGGTAATGAATATATTGATATTCCTGGACAACCATCATTATCAGTTGCTGGATTACTTATGAGACAAATTATAGTTATTCCTCCAAATAAACACCGAAATTTTCCTCTTGTTATTGCAAGTTCTGTATCAGCATTATCTTACTGTACAATTTCAACTGAAACCTTATTTAAATTATTTAATTATTATAATAATTCTGGTAAAGTTTATGGATATAAAGATAATGGGACTACAGTTGAATATTTATGGGATTATTCTAGCGCTGCTAATCCTCATAAAGAAGGTGAAAAATTAAGTTCTGCTTCTTTTGGAAATAATATTGATGAAATACAATTATATTATCCATTAACTCCAGGCTATTTATTCCAAAATGGTGACCCAACAAAAGGAATCGAAAAAACTGCTGGTACTTTTAATTTATTAACAGGTAGTTTTACTGAAAATAATTCATGGGAATATGGAAAATTTACATTTAAGCCTAATACTGTATTTGATGATAAAAAATCATATGATTGTGTAATTCAAAATGGTTCAAGAAGAGGAAAAAAAATTTCTGTTCCCGGAAGTGATTTATATATACGAGCAACAACAACTGAAACACAACAGTATCAGCCAGTTGTTAAAACTTTATATCGTTCTCAGATTGGAGTTAAAGTTTTAGATAAATTTGAAGCTTATGAACTAACGCATCGTTGTGGCGGTGTATACTTTAACTTTTGTTATGAAGAGGAAAAAGATATTATAATTTTTGGTACAGGAAATTTTCTACATGTGCCATATAATATTATTAATGATAATTATAAAAAATTAAATGGTAGCAATCCAGACCCATATATTGCTAATAATCCATTAGTAGAAGGAGAGACAAATGCAAGAAAAAAGACTGGAATTTATCAAAAACTACCAGCTGTTATTAATGAAGAAGTAGTCAAACAAACAAGATCAAGGCAATTTAAATATTGGGATGATTGCATAAAATTGAGAGATACTGCAAATTATGGTACCGATTTTAATAGGTCATTTTTTGATAGTTGTGTTGGCTTAAAATGTAGTGATGGAAGTGTTCAATTTGCACTTCAAACAAATCGGATTGATTGTGTCGATCATTCTATTACAATTGGTAAATCTAAAGCTAAAAATAGTATATTTTATCCAAATGGAAATAATCAGGATGTAACAGGTGGTACTATTGCTGAATTTAAAAATTATAAAATCGGGAATAAGACTATTTCTGGAAAATATTTATTGGTTGTTTCAAAAGCAAAATTATTCATATTTGATTATTATAAATTATTCAATAAAATAAAAGGTGTGAACCCAAACTCAAAAACCTTTTCTGAAGGTATTGTCTCCAATACAGCTTTTAAAGATGCTTTGATATGGGAACAAAAAGAGGGTTCAACTGACCAAATTGGATGCTTAAGAAGTTTTGCATTTGATGGAAAAACACTTATTAAAAAATCAACTGGAAATAATCAAGATGATTTTTCAAAAGAAGAATTCCCTTGTGAAGTTTATGAACAAGGACTTGAAATTAATGGTTTATTAGTTTCTCCAGGTATTCCAAATATGGCTTCTTTTATGGTAGCCTATAATATTCCAAAAATTATTCTTTGCAAACCAGCATCTTATAGAAATGCTTTATCATGGGCATTTTCAAATGATAAAATATTTGGAGCAGGTGAATCTGGTACAATTGGCATGTATGGGGATTACTCTTTTTTCGGTACTAAATCTGGATATGGTTATATATTTAAAACTAAAGATGGAGAACTTAAAAAAATATTATATAATAATGAAGGTTTCCCAACTTGTCCAGTTATTGCAGATGGAATAATGTATGGATATGGCGGTAATAATAAATGGACTCCTGCATCAGTTAGTACATATGTATTTGCATCTAAAATTTATATGTGGTCTCCTTGCGGAAAATAATATTTTCATCTTTATTTTCCATATTATAAAAAATGGAAAATATTTTTTAACTCATTTTATATTTAAGTTCTCAATCTCTAAATTGGGATTCACATTCTAGAAGAGAAATAAATTTAAAATTAAAAATAATCAGAAGTATAGTGCGTTATAAAAAAATATTATATAAAATATGAAAATAAAAAAAAGCAGCCCTTGCAATAATAAAAATAAATGCAAGATAGACTGAGCTTTAGATACACTTTGCGATATACCATCTCAAAAAATAAATGGATTAAATCTAAGTTTTAGAGAAATTGGAAAAAGAGGTGATATCTTAATTTGTAATTATGTTTTTGAAAATTTAAATAAAGCTGACCAAGCAATTGTAATATCAAATACGATTCAAAATCCAGCTGCAATATTTGATATTCAGACCAAATTAAGACGTATTTTATCAAACTGGGTAAATGATCCTAAAAATTTGACTGATTCAGATGGAAAATATTTTGGAGATAAATATGGAGCAAGAGTATTAGTATGTAGTTCAGATGGTACTGTTCTTCATGATGTTCAAACATTTTGCAAAGATGTTATAAAAAATAGAGTCGGTGTGAATAATAATTATATTCTAAGTATTTTTAGTTCAAATAACACGCTAGTTGAAGGTACAAAAAATACTCCTCTTTATACAACAATTAATATAGTTGCAAATCCAGAAGTTATTAACGGTGCATTTGGATTTAAAAAGACATATAAAATCGGTTCATCAACATTACCAACATCAGACCCATCAAAAGAAAAATTACAATATAATGTTTATGAACCAGAATTATTACCGGTTACAGTTGTTTCTGAAACGATTATTGACCTTCATACTACTCGAAAAGAAATAATACAAGCTTCACTAGGTAGATATGGATATAATGCTAGAAGGTCCGATACAATAAATACTTTTAATTGGTACGTTGCCAGAAAATGGGGAAATGAACTTTTTACAAATTTAGGAACTTTGTATTTTTTTCGTTTAAGTTATTTTGAATTTTCTTAATTTTTATGCTAATTTAAAGTTATATTTTGGTTATTTTTTTAGATAAGCAAAATAGAGTCCTTATTTCTGCTTAATAAATAGAAATTCTAGAATATGCGTATTTTTTAGCTTATTTTATATTTAAGTTCTCAATCTCTAAATTCGATTCAATAAATTTTTTCAAGTAATCATCTAAAAATACTTCCTTCGTATAATTCGCTTTTTCCAAAGATTTCTTGAATTCAAATTTCCCCTCTCCCATCATTTTCACACTCCAGCCCGTTTTTAATGCATTATATATAAATATCATTTTCTGCAATTCCAGTGCATCCATTTATTAAAAATAACTTAAAAAAAAGTGAATATAAACTAATATGTTTAAACAGAAAAATAAGAAAATCATCCAATGTGATTCCAGGATCACTCTAGATGCTAAACATAATGAGATTATTAAAAATTTCAAAGAAGAACAGAAAAATCTTAAAAAATATTATCTTGAGCTAAAATCAGAAGAAGAAAAATTGAATAAAACACAAATAGATAATAGTATTGCATTAAATCCAGAAGATTTAACTGCTATTTTTTCAATTCAAAACAATATTGAAGAACTGAAGGAAAAAATAAAAAATATTGAGTTGCAATCTAAAGAGACCGACTATTTTATAAAAACAGGAAATATTCTATATGAATATTATAATGAGATGGATGATGTTGGAAAACAAGAAGATGACTCACTATCTGCTCCTAAAAAGAAAGAGAAGAAGGATAAAAAGAAGATCGCTGTTGGAGAAAATGAGCCAAAGATTGGAGCCTTTTTTGGGATTCCCGCTAAAATAGAAGAAAAATACATTGAAGAGAATAATGAAGGGAAAAGAGTCCTAAAAATGAATGATTTTGTCCAAATGGGCACTAATATTGATAGAGCATCTAAACTAGATGCATACCTCTCTAAAATAGACAAATCTTATGGAATTCGTGGGAAAGTCTATAATAAAATCGACTTTTGCAAGAAATGCAAAGTGACTTACAATAAAGATTATGAGCTTATTGTGAATCACATTGAGGGATTTATGAGCTGTCTAAAATGTGGGCATATGGAATATGTTATCATTGAATCTGATAAGCCAAACTACAAAGACCCTCCCCCTGAGGCTACCTATTTTGCATATAAACGCACCAACCATTTGAATGAAATTCTGAATCAGATTCAAGCCAAGGAATCAACTGACATACCGGATGAGGTCCTGGATGCGGTTAGGGAAGAGATCAGGAAAGAGCGTATCAAGGATTTGACGGAATTGACAAATAAGAAAATTCGATATTATTTGCGTAAGCTAAATCTGAATAAATATTATGAGCACATCGCACATATTATCAACCGTTTGAACGGATTACCGCCGCCAATTATTACAAAAGATATAGAGGATAAAATCCGAATTATGTTTTCAGCGGTGAATAGTGCATGGGGCGAAATTCCGAAGAAACCGAAGAAGAACTTTTTGAATTATAACTATGTTCTGTATAAATTCGTGGAATTATTGGACAGAGATGAATACAAGGTTTTATTCCCATTGTTGAAGAGTCGGGACAAGATTGTTTCACACGACGTGGTTTGGAAGGAGATTTGCGAGAAATTGGGATGGGAGTTTTTGCGTACCATCTAAGGGGGGGAAGCGCGCGTCCCCCCTTACCCCCCCATGCTTATTCAGAGAATTGCTATGCTTATTCAGAGTAATTGCTATGCCTATTCAGAGTAATTGCTATGCTTATTCAGAGAATTGCCAATATTGGGAATGTTTGGGAATTAGTATGGAATAAAATTCCCCGGATAATCGCCATATTTTAGCAAAATTATTTTATAAAATAATTTTATACAACAGTAATCTATCAGTAATTTTGCCATAATGTGGCAATTGTGGGGCTACAAAAGCATGGGGGGTAATAGGGGAAGTGCGCTTCCCCCTCTCTTCCAATTCTTAAGTAAGGCGCCACAACCCGAGCAACTCTTGCTAAAATCAATGGCGAGACCGATTCAAGACAAATACTCATCTGCAACACAACAACGGAGTCAATACTTGCGTCGCAAATTTGAGGGCTTCCTGTTATCAACTCACGTTTCAAAAAATGAACTTCTGTGCGTTGTGACGTTAAGTCGAGTGGTAATCCGCCAACATGTGGACCACATAAAGATCCATTGAGGTATTTTTGTTTCTCTTTTTCACATGTGCACTCAAGCTCAGTAGTTGTCCCATCGTGATCAACAAAAAAAATTTTCAAGTCTTGGTCATAATTCCATCCAGGATTCAGAATATTCCAAGATTGTTGCAAAATTGCAACAACTGTCTTTCCATTCAAAGAATATACAGTCATTGTTGGTCCTTTGTTATCACAAAGTTCGTGAAATCTTGAATTTGAAAAGCCATGATGCGCCATGCTGTATAGTAGCTTGAATAAGCTGGGCTTGAAATAGCCACAATTGAACATAGCTTCCAGAAACTGATGACGATGAAGCGGCTGAGAGTCATTCCACCATTTGTGCATTTGGTAATGACTAGAGCACCCAGCCTCATACAAATGCTGACGAAGCAAGCGTTTTAGTGCTGTTTGCTTCACGCCTTTGTATTGCCTGCGATTGCTTGGAATAAATCCATCAGGGAAGCGAAAAAAGCGGATGATCAAAAACACGTGAAAAAAAATTGGGACTCTGAATCCTAATTCGTGGCGAAGTTTTGGTGCCAAAAAATTGACAAGCTGCTGATTTATACGTTTTGGCATTTTATCAGCGGACCTATTAGGAAATTGCATCAAAAAATACCATCAATTTTTAATCTCACGGTGTCTCACTGCCCCGTTTTATAAGCAATAAAAATGGCTGCCCCTCAAATTCCTGTGGAATAATTATGTATTCCTTTTCGTAAATTGGGATTTGGTCCTTTGGTATTTTCGGGATATTCTCATACCAAAGAGTGGTTCTTACGAACGTAGATATTGGATATTGAATAAGATCATACTTCTTGTAGTACTCTATCCATGCACTATTTACATTCCTATTCACAACAAACTCGCATGTTGTTTCACTAAAGGGGAGACAACATTTCTCATCACTTAATAAATCCTTGCATCTAACCATTAATCTAATAATAGATTATTTTTTCAGAGATAATAGAGAAGGTGGTGGTGTAACTCCGGGCTTTGCCTGTAGTATTAAGTATGGAACGCCATAGAATTCCCTTGGGTATATATTAAAGAATTCCGCATAAATCGGTATTTTATCCTCGGGTATTTTATCGATAGTGTTGAACCAATTTGCACCGGTTGCGAAAAGTCGGTATTCCAATAAATCGTATTTCGTATAATATTCTTTCCAAGCTGCTTCTACATTTAATTGGGTTATTGCCCAGCACCGCTCAGGGGTATATCCCAGGCATCGGGTTGTCGTTTCTGCTAAATTTTTGTATTGAACCATAATATTATAATAGAAGATTATATTTTATCCCGTTGTTTTAGAAGAAGATATGGGACTCCCTGAAATTCCTGACGCAATACTACATATTTAACTTCATATGCCGGGATCTCATCCTCTTTTATTTTTTTGATTGGATTATCAAAGTAATTTCCTACGATTGGAACTTGCACAATGTCATGCACTTTGTAAAACTCTCTTTGATGAGCATTTAGATTACATTGCGTAATATTTTCGCAACAATTGCAATATTGAACCATAATCTATTTAATATTTTATTTCTGAGTATATTTTATATGAAAGAGGAAAAAGAAGAGGACCTTTTCAATAGTGCATTCAGAGATTCTTTTTACTATATTTTAAAGAACTTCGAATTTTATGCAATTGTTAAATTTGTAAATAAGAATCCCATATCGCTAAAAACGGAATATTCATCAAAGAATCTACAAGAAATCCTAGAAAAAGGCGCGGAACTATCGAAAAAGAATGGGCTATTGTTTATAAATGACACAATTTTTTCCTAAATTATAATATGAAATATGATATTATAATTGTCGGCTGTGGTATTTCTTCTTTGTATTATCTGTACAAATTGCAAAAAATGAATTCAAGCGCGAAAATCGCCATATTAGAGAAAAGACCATATTACGGAGGACGGATAAACTCTGTCAAAATTGGAGAAGATATTATCGACAGTGGCGCACTCCGGTTTAATAAAAATCATAGGCATCTCCTCCAATTATTGGACGAACTAGGGATTACAAACTATGTAAAATTGGTGTCCAAAAAATCGGTGTCATTGTCCAAACCATTGCGCGAAAAATGGGGCGCCTTTTTGCGCAAGACATCCCATAAAAAATACGCTGACTACCCTTTCTCATCCGTCGCTAAACTTTTTTTTACCAAAGACGACTATGCCACTCTAAAATTATGGTTTGGTTATGACGAAGAATGGGAGCATGCCCAATGCTACCATCTTTCTAAAACGATGCTTGCGAATTTCGACGCAGATGAATATTATTATTTCCCTGAGGGCTATTCAATTGTGCCAGATGCAGTCTATGCTGCTGTAAAAGACAATAAAAACTACCACTTTCATTTCGGCAAAAAAGTAGTAAAAATAGCGGACTCCAATAATATTTATACGGCGGACAATAACCACTTCACAGCGGACCATATTATATTCGCATGTCCGCCTCATTATATATCGAATATTCAGGGAACTGAAGAATTGGCGCCTTTGATTGGATCCGTCGGCTGGATTACGTTGAATAGAGTCTACGCCAAAATACCGAATCATGGATTTTCCCAAAAGGCAATTCATAGTCAGAGCCCAATTTGTCAGATTGTTCCAATTAACGAAGATATTGTTATGATATCCTATTCAACCGGAGAAGACGCGAAATTCTGGATTGAACAGGAGCAAAATGGAACGCTATGGAAGACATTGCGGGAATGTTTGGCGCCTCATTTTCCGGATGGAGTTAAAAAGCCGGAATGGATCCGCCAGAATTATTGGAATCCGGCGACGCACTATTTCAAGTCTGGGGTGATTCCTGTTAAAACACAATACAAATCATTCCAGCCGTGTTCTACTAAAAAATGGTATATTATTGGAGAAGCATTTTCACTGAATCAGGGGTGGGTCAATGGCGCCCTTGAAAACACTAAGACCTTTCTTTCACTTTGTGACAAAAATGGGCTTCCAGCGATTCCCAATTATGAGAGGAAAATAAAATTGAAAGAAGTTGCAAGACACGGAAAGAAGGGAGATGCTTGGATGGCTTTGTTTGGGAATGTCTATGATGTTACGGATTGGATAAGTATTCATCCTGGGGGCAATGTAATTTTGTATGGGGTGGGGAAAGATGCGACGGCTATGTTTTCTGGGGTCGGACATCAAGGGGATGCACTCCAATTCATGGAAAAATATAAAATTGGGATTTTAGAATCTAATTAGAATCTAATATAAGAATATGAATTCTACAAATCCTATGAATCGTAAGAATACAAAAGAATGCGAAATTTATTTTTCCAAATTGGAAAAAATAAAGGATAATGTGGCGGCAAAAGTGAAAAAAATGGAAATGATACCGGATGAATGGATAGAAGAATATAAACGTGAATACAAAAATTTTTCTAAATGCTATTTTACGAAAAACATTCGAATTTCTGGTGTAAAAGAACACCTTTTGAAAACATTGGCGCAAATTAATGGTTATAAAGATAAAATAGAAAAAACACCTGCCATAATTAAAATTTTTATGGTAGATTTGGTGAATAATTATTCAAAATTTTTGAATATGAGTGAAATGATGTGTCGGGATTTTTTGAAAAGATTATGAACATAACTATAATTGTTGTATTTTTAATACTGTACTATTTAATTCTTTTTTAAGAATTTTAGCCTTTTCTTTATCTTCTTTAGATAATGATAGTTGTTGTTTAAGCATTTTTATAATAAGTGAAAGATCTTTCGGTATAGGAGTATTTTTAAAAGTTTTTTTAAATAATTTTCTAAAATTTTCCTTAATCTCAATTAATTTTTTCATTAATTTAGTCTTTTCATTTTCTTTTTTTGATTCTTTCTTTTCTTTTTTTGATTCTTTCTTTTCTTTTTTTACCTTCTCAATTTCATATTCTATCTCAGATTTTCGATAATCAATATTGTTTTTAGTTTTTAAATCATTTATTTTTGTAGTTCTTTTAGAAGCTTCATCAGTAATTTCTGCTGATTCTAAATGTTTCATTAAGTTATTGAATGTTATTGTTTTATTAGCTGATACGTCATAAATTGATTTTTTTAAAGTTTTTATAAAATCTGTAAAATCTTTTGTAAGCATTTTCTTTTTTAATTCAGCAAGTTTTATTTTTATTCTTGATAGTATCTGTTTTTTTTCTTTTCTAAGTTTTTCTTTTTCTTTTAAAAATTTTTTATTAGAATTAACTAAATATATTTCAGACATTTTATTATACTCTTCTTTATATTTAGCACTTTTTAAATATTTTTCTTCATTTGCTAATTCTACTATCATCTTGGCTCTTATTTTTTCAGGTAAATTAGTTCGTTCAAATAATCCTTTTCTTTTTATTTTTATTAAATCTAATTTTTCATCAAATAAATTTTTAAATTTATTATTCATCAAAATTTTTTGCTCTTCTTGAAAATCTTTACTTATATCTTTATAATATTTAAATAATTCAATCCCATCATCAATTATTTTTTCTAATTCGTTAATCAATAACTTCACATCCACGCTATTTGTCATTCTATAATATATATTTATATTATATTTTTTTCCTAAATAATTAATTTTTCTTCTCTTTAATATCTTTCAAATATTTTTCCATTTTATCTAAAACATCCTTTTTCAATTCATCCCTTTTTTCCGCATAAGTATTCAAATCAATCGGGGTATCTTTTCCTTCGATCTTGACATTTTGGAACGCTTTAAAGTCCGCAAATGGCTCTAGATTGTATTTTCCGTAAACCCAGAAAATTGTGATTAATATTACAATCGTCCAAAACCAACTATCCGAGCTTTTAAAAGAAGTATAAACAATTATTATAAAAATTATTAGAAAAAAATACTTTGTTTTACTAGGGGTGGGCTCCTTTTGTAAAAAATATGATGCACCATACGATAATTTATCAACTGGAATAAAATTAAGGTAATTGAAAAATGTATTGAATTTGGATCCAGGACTTTTAAATAGTAATTCATATGGGTTCTCTTTTTTAATTTGATTCTCCATATTTATAAATAGTTCCTCGTCTTTTTCATTCTTTGCTTTCTGCTTCATTTTCACGGCATTCAGGAAATAGCCCACTTTACCGGAGAAAATGTATGCAAATGCGCCGAATAAGGATAAAAATGGTCCAATAAACATCTGAATTGCACCAAAAATGGAAACAACTATTTTATGATACCAACACAACTTATTCTCTTCAAGCAAATATACTTTACATTCCGGAATATCTTTATATAATTCGGGGCTTAACTCTAAATTTACGAAACCACCCTTTAAAATGTTTAATAGAGAACTCCCAAATGAAAGTAATTTATAATAAGTCGCCTCTGTTTTATTACTATCATTTGCAATTATTGTTTCCTTTTCAAAAAATTTATTGGAAGTCTTATCTTCATATTTTTCGAGTGGCGAGTGGAATATGCTGACGAATTTGAGATTCCTACAGAATAATTTTCCGACTGGAAAAAACATTGGAATATAATTCATAAAAAGTCCAGGGATGTACTTATTAGAAATATAGGACATTGTCAAGAATAGAATTATAACAACACTAAATGTTTTTAAGAAGCTAGCATAAGGTGCTAATATTTTTTTAGATTCTTCATTCATTCTAATTTCTGGGGGACTCTCGGGTTCATCATATTCTTCTTCATCGTCATCCATTAATTAATATATAAGATATTTATAAAATTATGCTTTACGAAGGCACGTCTTGGATGACTTATTTGGGATGCATTGGTAAACTCAAAAAACGCCTTGTATAATGATTGCTAGGGACAAATTCTGGGAAAATTCCAATTGTCATCATCAACTTTGCAACAAATGAATTTGGAATTCTTCGTAGTTTATTGATTCTATCCATATGAAACATCCTCCAAACCAAAACCAAGATAATATGACTCCTTCCAATCAAAAATCGCCGAAACCTTGGATGAGTTGGCTGAAACTTCTGAAGCACTTGTTTTGCCAATCTGGGATCTTGTAAAGAAAAAAAGAAGAGAAAGCATGTGGATCCACAAATTTGTTGTTGAATTGACAGGGAAACAATTTCGTCTGGAATTTCTTGATTCAAAAACATATCTGTGAGTAATCTGAAACCAGTTTTTGCTGATTCAAACATCACTGCATCATTCCCACTTAGTTGTCTAATTTCTTCGCGTAAAGCAGGATGAGAATTCAAGAGATTGAAAATGAATGATTGAACACGAATTTTTTGTTCGTGAACTTCCAGAAAATCATATAAGTCTTCAGTTTTCTTCTTCTTACTACATACCATTTTGCGGTCAAAGTGGAATGAATTTGAGCAAAGGCAATTCAACAAGAGCAGAAAAGTCTGCTTAGGAGTGACACACCCAAGATGATGCGCAAGAAAAGAAATAATTTGCACTAGTTTCTCTTTCAAATCAATTTCTGGGTCAACCCATTCTTTCTGCAGTTGGATGATCTTTCTTATGCGCTCTTTTGTAAAAAACTCGAAAAAAGTCTTGTCTTCTTTTCCGTAGTATAGATCTTTCCAGGATTTGTACGCATCTTCGAGAAATTCCGCATATTCCTTTTCTGTCATCATGGCGCGATTCCAGATTTGAACTAGAATATTTGGGATATTCCCAATACGATTACCATGAACACGATGAAATAACGGTCTGTCATCATCAACTTCATTCCTAGTCACTAAAGCTAAGAAAATTGAAACAATAGGTCCGATAAGCATTTAATCGATTTTATGTAATAGACCAGTTAAACTATAAAAAATTATTTTATTTTACATCAATTTTTTATGGTAGATATGGGTACATAAGGAAGAAGAATGATGCAAAATTTGCAATTAAGCACCAATATGAGCTAAAACTGTCTGACACTGCAAGGACAATCAATGAAGATGCAAATATGAATATTGGTATATATAGGCATGAATCTTTGAATGGATAAGCCATTAAAAACGCGAAGATAAAACCATGAATATATGTCGATTTTGTTGTCTCAAAAGTATTATTCCAATTTAGGTTTCCTTGAGGTGTGAGACTAGTATATTCTTTCTTCTTTTTAGACAATGATACAGCAAGCGCAATAACATATCCAAATAAAATATATGGGAAAAATGATGTTTTAAGTTCATTCAATAATTTTGCTCCAATATTCCATTTATATTTATTTTCAAACCATAATTTTCCTAAATATGGCACAAGCAATTCCAAACATATTGTAATTGGAATAATTATTCCAGAAATAGGATAGTCATATTTTGTTCCTTTATAAATCCAAAGTAGGAATTCCCAAAATTGGATGGAGGTGAAAGTAAGCAAAAATAGTGCATACCATTTATCGTATTTGTAGTTTCTAACCCAAAGATATATTACCACAATTGCTGAACTTATAAATGTAGTAATAGAAACTTCTTTGTTAATGCACATATATTTATATAGATTCTTAAAAAATTCTTTGAGTTTTTTATCCATTGAGCCATAATGGTGAAAAAGAGCTTTTCATGTCGAAGAAGGCTAGGATTTTGGTGGGGGGGGAGGTACCTTAAAATAACTTTGTCTTTTAAGGAGATTAAAAGATTAAAAACTCATTGAGTTTTTAATCTATTAGCAGTTTTTGCCACCGGTAGCAAAAATGGGCTTTTACATGAAGTTAGGACCAGCTGGGAAGCCAACAAGATTAGCACCAAGACCAGCGCCAAGACCAAATTTGAGGGAATTATTAACCTGAGGAGCATATAATCCCAAAATTGCCATTACTGCAGCGGCAGTGAACCCAATTAGAACTACATAATCCCAGGACACATTCATGTTCTTAGTTCTAGCAATCAAAAATGCAGCTAAACCAACAGCAAAACCTTGTATAAGAAATGATGCTATTTTATAAATAACAGTTCCAATTTGAAAACCTTCTCTACGATATTGATTATCAGCCATTCTATATATTTTATGAAAGAAAAAAGAATTTTTAAAAAAAAGATATATTCTAAATGTTTTCGTTTGGATTTAAAAAAAACAATATATATATTTTTAGAAAATGAGTTCCAGAGAAGTTGTTGAAGATTTTTTGGAGGTAGACCAACCCGTCCCTGGTCAGAATTTTGTATGTTTATCTTTTATTTCACCAGAAAAAATAATTAAAAGAAGAGAAGCATTATTAGTTAAAGAATTTGCTAAATCATTTTTGAAAGATTTAAGACGTGATAATGATCCATCTAAATTAGATCCTGAGAAATTGAGTCCTGAATATATTGATACTCTAAATGTTTATGAAAAATTCGAGGATTTTTTGTATGCCCATGAAGATGCACTTACCAAAAAATACAATGATGAAAATGATTTTCAAACATCTATTCGTGGTCTAAAGATTCGCGGTGTTTATGAATCACGTAGAGAGGCAGAAGTTAGGGCTAAAGTCCTCCAGCGTAGGGACCCTAATTTCCATGTTTTTGTGGGTCAAGTTGGTTATTGGCTGCCATGGGATCCAAACCCAGATAACATTGGAGAGCAAGAGTATGCAAATGAGCAGCTTAATACTTTAATGAAGAAGTATCAGGAAAATAGCTCACATCGTGATGAGATTTATGCTGCTGAGACAGAAGACAGGAAGAAGAAGGCACGTGAAGAAAATCAGAAACGCAAATTTTACCAACAGAAGACGGATGAAGACGAGAAGGAAGCAGGGGACAAAATCCGTGAATTGCGTGAAATTGTGGATGAGAAGGACCGTCTTTTTGAGCAGGCTAGTGCTGGAGCTGCTGGAGAGGCACCTGCTCCTGAGCCCGGTTCATTAATGGCTGGGCTAAATGATGCACAACACGCCGATCCTTGGATGGCTAGAAAGTCAGCAGCGGCAGATGGGAAGAATTTTGAGGCAGGGGCGGCAAAGGAGGAGCCTACTCCAGCAGAGAAAGATGGGATTTTGAAGAGTATTATGAAGAACATCTTTTAGCCCCTTTTCGCCACTTCGTGGCAAAAGGTGCTAACCCCCAAAACCTGGGCATGTTTTTGCAATTTTATGGCAAATTCATTTTGAAATACCCCAAAACCAGAACATGTTTTCGCAATTTTATGGCAAATTCATTTTGAAATACCCCAAAACCTGGGCATGTTTTCGCAATTTTATGGCAAATTCATTTTGAAATACCCCAAAACCCGGTTCTATTTTAGAAGTTTGATGTGAAAACTTTGATAATCTTTTTATTATTTATGATAAAAAGATGTAAATTTATAAAAATTAACATTATTTTTGTTGAATAATTTTATATATTTTACGAAATAAACTTAGTAACTTATCATAAGTTAATTTATATTTTTTTCGAAATTCTAAAATATTACTTTTTTCCAATGTCATATTTTTTCCATATAGATATAAATGAATTTCATAATTATTTATATACATAGATGAATAAAATGGTCCATAAGAAAAATATATTTTATATTTTTTGGAATCAAATTCAAAAATATATTTATTATCCTTACTATTATTTTGATAACTAGCTGAATATAATAAAGGATGCAATTTTTTATAATATTTTTCGAATTTTAGCTTTGCATACATTTATCTTATATATTATATTCTATATAATATATAACAGAATATGAGGTCCATTGTTATACTTTTTTTACTAATTGGCATATGTTTAGTAGTCGTTGGATATGTCCAATCCAACCAGCAATGCCCGCCCCCCGTCGTAGAATTCAAATACGTACCTCAATCATTCGAGCAAGAACAGAACCTTCCCACACCATTGCTCTCCATCTTTGGATCAATGTTTAATGAAGACAGTGCATGGGAGCAAACCCAGGGCTACGCAGATAAATACACCGCTCGTCAGCTTAATAGCGTCAATCAATAGTAAGTCTTATATTCAAAGTAAGCATAACTTAAAAAGAAGAATGCACCGATTCCAGCGACAATTCCCCAGTGGTAGCGGCTCTTCATAAATTGATAGACATCAAGCCATTCTTTTACTTGTTTTTGATTCTTTGTGTAATCTAACATCCACGCTGGCTTGGGATACATACTATAAAACATATAATTCACAAATAGGAGCACTGCTGTGAAAAGCAGGGCACAGCCGTAGTTGTTGAAGTAAGTAGATATATATGTGCAAACAATTGTGGCAATAACAAGCCCCAGCACTAAACCTTGAAGCCATAAATTGAATCGGAATTCAACAATTGTCTTGTAAATATCGAGTTGTTTTTTGTCCAATGTTTTAACAAATTCCTGGGATTCTACATTCTTTGTGCTGAAAATGCAAAACGCCATTCCAAATAAGAGGGCGAATCCAATAAGTCCGTAAGTCGAGTAATTCATAATATAAATAATATTATTTTTCATTCAAATAAATCCCATATATCCTGACCTTTTTTACGAGCCCAGTAGAAATTACCTATATATTTAGAGCCTTTCCCGCCCAAATGATGTCCTCCTTTTTGACCGAGGCGTTGTGCTAATGCTGGTAAATTAAATCTAGGTGGCTTCCCAGTGTGTTTCTCTGAAATGAATACTTTGTATGCATTTGTTGTGTATTCCCAGCCCCAAAGAACGGCAAAATCTACATTATTCCCAGATTTCTCCGCATTTGTTATCATTTGTCTGGCGACCATTTTATACAAAGCTGGGTCATTGAAATTTAAAACGGCGACATTATGACCCTGGAATCTCTTATATGCTGCATTCTTTGCGATCTGATCCTTCAAATTATTCACTAGTTCATCGTAATAGTACCCCACCATTAGCATGAAATTTTTATCAATGTTCTCAATTTGATTGTCTAATCTGGCAAATGCTTCCACATTGGTGAATTTTTTGATATAGGGGCTATGTGTTATGCGATAACTTATGTAAGATTTGAATGCACGATCGTAGAATAAAAATGGGAGATGCAATTTGCGGTCATCATTATCAATATATTGAACTACAATTGGGGCGGGATCTTTTGGGAAAAAGAACTTCCAAGTGTAGGCAACTGCACTATGTTTTTCATCTCCGATAAACCAATTCCCCTTTAATTTAGGGATGGCATCTAATTCTTTGAGCTCCTTTTCTGTGCGGGGGTGGTCATCAATCATATAGACTGACTCAGCCTCTTTAGCAATAACTTCCAAATTGGGTCGGCTATACGCAATATCACAAATGATTACATTTCGTCCGCGGATAAAATCCAATTTCTTCTCTAAATGCCAATCGGGGCGATTTCCGCTAGCGGGACTTAGAGGGACGAAAGTAATTTTGTCCGTAACATTCCCTGTGTGAACAAGATATTTATAAAACACCCAGGCACTAAATAAGCCATCGTCATTATTTTGGTTGTATACGCAGCAATCAATTGATTTGCGTGCTTTTTCGGTAATGGATTTTGAGAATTTTTCGATCTCGGTGAATGATTTTTGATAATTGGCTTCAGTTTCATACACGGAGTGGCTAGCTTTTGATATTTTAGAGTTTTTATTCTGAAATAATTCGCACTTTTTCAAACAATCGCTTATTTTTGTGTTCATATTTTTCCGTTTGTTTGAGGAATTGGAAACATTGGAGGCATTTGAATTAGAATTATTCATATAATAAATATCTATATATTATTTAGATGATTTTACTAAATTGTGCTTTCAATAAGAAAATTGGGAAGGTCCCAATGTATGAAACATTTGGTAATATGGATAGTTTATCTCTTTTTCGCGGTGTAGGTGGATTTTTCGTGGCATTATTTGTTCTTTTTATCGTAATTCTTGCGATTATTTTGGCGGTTCGTTGCAATCCGGACAATAAGCTAGCATATGGTATTATTGCATTTTTATTCTCGGAAATTTATCTTATCCAATTCTTCATTCGGAAATATCTTATCCAAGAGAAGAATTATTGTTCGGCAGTTTTTTAATTATTTGTAAATATATATGGTTGTATTTAATTTACAATACTCACATCCAATTATATCATTCATTATTTATGCGTTAATGACTTCATTTATAATAGCTGTCGCATTTGTTATAAATGAAATTATAGATTTAAGAATAAAAGATAAAAGCCCTTCTGAAAGAATAAAAATAAGATTACTAACTCATTTTATTATTTCTTTTTCTGTGATTTTTATTCTTTATGTCGCATTGTTTTATTTATTTGGATTTGGCAGTAATTTATTTCCAATATGCACATATAAAAAATTCTGCTAACTAAATTTAATATTTTTACACTTTTACAAGAATCTAGGAAAGAATATCCTATAAATTATGGGGTCAAAGTAGCAGCCCCCAAAAAAATTGATTTTTTTAAACTTTAATCATCAATAATATACACAATCAAAATGAATAATAGCTATTTAAATAATTTATATACACATTTGAACAATAATCAGTCATATCTTATTTATAGCTATAATATTACACAATCATCGCAATCATCCCAATCATATACAGGCTCCCAAATAAGCCAATCATCATATGATAAATTAGCGCATGATTTTCGGAAATATTCTTGACCCTACGGTTTCATCATAAAATAATAATGATGAAACATAATTATATTATTGATTTATAAATCAATAATATATAGATTCATCAAGTTTTTTACGATTTTAATAGTAGCCACACATATATAGTGGTTTTTGAATTTTTTTTGGATTATTTCGATCTTTTCTGCACGATGTACCATATCCACCAAACTCATAATATTTCAATAAAAATATGATGGAATAACTACCATATTTTTCTTTACAAATACAATAATGATTTTTTGAAATAAAGTCATAAAATTAAACGAACATAAAAATCCATTTTAGCACCATTACGACCATGGAATACCCCCGTGCGCGCGCTTTTTTGATCAACTCGAATACCATAAATGCTAGTCCATTTTTTGAACCTATTGCGTAACCCTTGCTCATTTTTTTGAGCGTATTACCATGCCATTACCATAAACATAGTTGACCAAAGTTCAAAATTCGGGCAAGTCATGGTAATACCTTACGATAGACCTTCAGCTTCTTTGGGACCTTTTTCAGACCCTCTTACCACAAACCTTCATTTATTACCATGATTTTTCGCTCTTTTTTGGGACTTTTATGGTAATAAACGACCATTCCAAAACGTTATGAGATCCGCATCTCGATTTTTTTTGGTTTTTTAAAAAATCGATTCACCATATTTTTTTTTTCTTGATTTTTTATAATAAAAAAATGGTATTCATATTACCACAAGTCTCTCGGATACTAGGTTTTGATGGTAACATTTTTTGACTTTTTAACAGTAGGTTCACTTTATCAGTATTTTTAGTTTTTAAGAAAAAAATTTATTGATTGCCCTGATCTACCATATGGTGTTTAAAAATGTTCAAAAAAAAATTACAAACCTTAATATTTTATTACCATATACTACCATAAAAAAAATATTATTAAACAAAAATCAATGAGAATATTCCTTTTTTTTATTTTATTATTATTTTTATTATTATTATTTATCTGATGGTTTTATGATATTTTTTAAAATAATATAAATAAATAAAAATAAAATACTGTTGACTGATGACTAAAAATGGTCAAAAATAAAAGTGTGCTAGGTTCAGTTTATACTACAAAAAATCGAAAAAAAACTTTTTTTCTAAAACCCACCACCCTTCGAAAATGAGTGAAAAAAATGAAAATATTTTTCCAGTTATGGTAATTGCTCATGGTAATGCTAAAATTCCAGGGTCGTTTTTCACTTACCATAAAGCGGTAGTCTATTTATCCCTAAAATATTGCAAAATACTCGGAATTATGCAATCCCATATCCTATCCACACTAATTTTTTCGCAACAGTAATGCTAGTATTAATAAGTAATAACATCGAAAATCATATACTAGCTTCATGTGCTTTTATTTTTGACCCATGGCGGACAGTTGCTACCATTTGAGTTTCTTTTTTGTGCTCATTTATTTTGGATGAGAATACCATATATGGTACTTCGAAACACCCCTATTTACCATGAGAGTAAAAATCTACTACCATACCCCATTTTTTCTCTATTTTTTTTGCATTTTTTTTCATGAAAAAGGTGCCAAAAAGGTGCCATTTTTGGACCCCCCATTTTTGGGGAAGTTTATGCATTTTTGGCCTTATCTTACCGCCTTACGACCAAACCTCTTTTCGTAATTTTTCACAAAAATGGTAATTTATCAATATTATGGTAATATACTGATGTCATTGTTCGGAGAAAAAGTCAGTTTATCATAAAAATATGTTCAGTATTTTTGTTTTTCTGAAAAACTCATTTATTGAAAAAAAACCAAAAAAATGCGAAAAAACACATTTTTGACCCTAGGGTTTTTTTTTCTATTTTTTAACATTTTATCATAAAATGACTGATAAAATTTTTTAAAGTAGTCAAAAAAAACGGTTTTTTTATATTTTTCAAAATATTCGTCTGCCCCTATTTTTCATTTTTTTCAATTTTTTCAGTGTTTTTTATAAATATTAATAGGTTTTATCAATATTTATCATATGTTTTTTGGGATTTTATTTCTGAAAAAATCTCTGATAATTTTTGCAAAAATGCCCTAAAATGGTAAAAATCGTATTCAGTAAAATCACATAATTTTTTTTCTCCTTCATCAGAAGAAATTTGCTCTTTGCGAATATTATTTTATTTTTCAATTCATCAATAATTTTCTTAGTTTTTGCGTAGTTTTTGGGTTTTGGATTGCAAAATGTCTTTATACACTTTATAGTTTTCTTACTAAAAAAATGCTTGGCAAATTCTTTGTAAGCCATTTTTAAATCATTTAATTGTTTGTCAGTAATTTTTCGCAAAGATAGCATATTTTCAATAATTTTTTTTCTATGTTTCTCTAATTTTGAATAGTAGGTGAGTGAATCATTTATACAATTATTCACTACTCCACATTTAACCATTTCATTATTCATATTATAAATAAGAATTTTTAAAATTATTACTATTGAATAAATTTTTGTATCGTTTTTTAATAATATTTTTTGAGAAAAAACTATTTTTATTTTGATTTGGATTGTTAAAATTAATTATCTTTGGACTTAAAATAATTTTTATTTCCATTGCAATATTTTCCTGTGTTATAAATTCACGCATCAATTTCTTATTTATAGTATATTTCTTCTCATTTTTTTCTAAAGACAATAAATTTTTCCCTTCCAAAAACCATAATATATCATCCGCATTTCTCTTCCAATCATTCCCAAATACTTCCACAACCATCTTCTTAAAAACATTCACATCCGTCTCATCAATTATTTTATTTATAAATATCAAATATCTCTTATACAAATCTTTATCTTTTAAAAGTTTCAGCATAAATGCAAAATCCCAACTATGTTTATTAATCATTGGAATAAAAGGTTTATTTACTGGTCCATACATCATAAATACAATATCGCTATCTTTGTTCTTCTCAAATAAAGCATCCACTAATCCATTAAGAATATCAGATGCCCTATTTGAATTAAATTTAATACTTTTAAGTCCCAAAACATTCTTTATTTTCTGAATAAAAAGGTCTCCAACATGATATTTCCAACCATGAAGCATAATCTGCTGCAAAGTCGTTATCCATTCTTTGTCCTCATATACAAAATCTTTAACAGTTGTTGTCGCACTATTCGCCGCAATTAATATAATAATTTGTAGCAGAGATAGTAAATGAATAGTCGGGAAATGGTCAAAAATTCGGATTTCCACGCCATTGGGAATCATCATTTTTGCACCTGAAACACGATTATCTGGTTTATTTGGTGTTGGAGGTCCAAATGTGCGAATATTGCTACTGAATGATGATACTGCTTGGTCCTCTTTTAATCCAGGATTTCTAGGCATACATTGGTTTACTATTTCAGATTCATCAAATTCAAAATTTTTCCTCCAATAAGGGAAAATATCTGCATATCGCCCAACTCCTGTAGTTTTCTTTCTCATGTCAGAACCGGCGAAATTACCCCAGCCTACTCTCGCCACTCGGAAACTACCGCGAATCTTATTCTTCTTGGTTCCCATAGCTTCTTGGTCACAAGAAAAATAGGCGGCTAATAATAGAGGCTCTATCCATTGGAACATTGCACCAAAATTATAGTGCATTTCTCGGAATTTTTCCTGATCTTTTTCAGTATAAGAATCTTTTTTCTCAAATGGGAGAGTAATAGTATAATGGAAACTTCCAACATAATCGCGATAAATAGTATCGCGCAATTCATAGCTATCACTCATATAATTTTTACGTAATCGAATATTGGAACACATACCAAATGGATACTGAACCAATTTAAATTTATTTTTAATAAAATTATAAACATATGGGTCCTTTTCCATTATTTTCTCAAAAATTACTTCTTTTTCTATTAATTGTTCAGAATAATTTACAATCGTTTTTTGATCATCCATATTAGAAAAAGGGTCTGAAGTAATAAACTCTGGCATAAATGCAGGTATTCTCTCTAGAATTACTTTACCCATACATTTTCTTCCGGTTTTCTCATAAACAACTGATGATAATAATTTTTTCTCAGACTCAGTGATAATTTTTGATGTTTTAGGTAAATTTTGCGCCGGTTTTAGTGATTTAAATAAAACAATTTCACTTGCAGGATACTTTTTGTCAGTTTCATGACTTGTAGGCAAATAAAAATATTGGACCTCATGTTCTAAACCCATCCCCCACATCATTTTCTTCAATCTCAGCTCTTTCGCAGAATATTTTTTCTGTTCGGCAATTAAGTTTCGTAAAGAAACACCCAATTCTGAGTTTTGATTATTTTTTCTATTTTCATTATTATTTTCAATCCGACCACCTTTCTTATTTCTCATGAATTAAGAAAGATAAAAATATTTATGTTGTTTTTTTCACCTGGAATTGGGATAATTTTTTCTTCTTCGAATGCCCACTATTATAATTCTGCATAAATTTAGAGTTTCCATCATCTTCATCGTCATCACTATCACAAGTCAATCGGCTAGCCTGTTGCCATAAAATTTCTGCTCCTAATTTAAAATCTTGGTGAGCATCCGCCTTATACCAAAATACTTGGTCTTCCAATTTATTCGATTTTGCATTATTATTTATAACTAAACACTCAAAATTCTCAGTGCATTGGTCCATAACATTGCAAAAAAAGTCGTAATTCGGAAACATTCCGCAATATTGCTCAAAAAGTTTTTTACGATTGCTGTGATAAGGTTCTCGCAAAACGAAAACGTAATCGACATTTGTACGTAAATTTGGCGGAATACCCAGCGCGTATTGCATTGTAATGATAAAAAACGCCTTGAAATGACGACCGTTCATAAAAAGAGAGCGAACATTTTTGTCCTTTACCCACGAATTATCGTATAAGCAATCATCTAAAATTAGGAATGCCCTAGGGTCTACATCTTGATATTCTGGGTCTCCCATTACTTTCTTATTAACTAATTTTTTCTGCCTTTTGCAAAAATTATCAATAATTCCTGGTGTATATTCATCATGGATGAAAATTGGTGGGATTGTTTTACTATAGAATTGATTCGCGCCTTCTGTGCCACTTATTACTGTTCCAACTGGTAAATCTTTATGATGCCAGAGCAGATCCTTTACTAAAAATGACTTGCCTGTTTCTCGCTTTCCAATGAAAACAACAACTTTATCATCTTTTATCCAGTTCATATTAAATTTTTTCAATTTTAAATTCATTAATAGCTAATTATATATAATATTATATTTTAGCTCTAAATATTTATTGCAGATTTACACAATAAAATATGTGGTTGTGTCAATGGATGATTTTTCCCACTGAAAAAAATTGATTTTAATTTTATCTTATTTACAAAAAATATATTATAATTCCAAATATGAATACTACACCTATTAATATTGTGAACCTAATTGAGAGCAACCCTATTGCACGATTCAATCAAACCTATCAATCAAAACTGATTGAAAAACTGCAATCTAAATTTTCAGATTATCACCAACAACTATTTTTATCAAGTTTTTACTGCTAAGAAAGTCTACAAGAAAAATGCGGAAACCCATGAAATTATCAAAACATGGAATTCAATTTCGCGAGCTGCAGAAGAAGAAAAATGTTTCACTGCAAAAATGAGCCGCCTTGTTAAACTCCAACAAATCGTCTCCAATTTTTATTACCAATCGGGCTCATCCGCATGACAGCGTTTGAGACCTTTTACTTTTTCTACAACACTCGCCGGTGGCAATTTTGCATCTGGTGCGCCACTATTACTGACTTCATTTATCTCAATAGAGCCCCCTTTGTGTTCAATCACCTTTTCAGCTGAAGAAGAAAAACGAAGGTCTCGATTAAAAAGCAGCCAAACTAATGGTGCACTGGCGAAAAATCCGGCTACAAATAATTTTAGATACACACTAAATCCACTCTTATCTTCTTTTTTACGAAATAATTTATCGTGTAAGAAAAGAAAGAGGCATAATACTATTCCAACAATAACTCCAAAAATAATGGGGTTTTTCCAATTTATTGCCATTTCTTAAATGACAATAAGTAAAAAAAATATAGTTATAAACGAATTGTTAAAGCTCTAATGCTGACATGGATAAACCATCTTTCTAATCAACATTTTCCAGAATTGCAAATTCTTCAATTGAAGCAGATTTTTTGAATCTAGGCATCTACTCAAATACTTGCGTAAAACTGGATTTTGCTTTTCCAGTGCATATTTGTGGGACAACATATTAATCGCGTGAAGATTCCGATAGTCAATCTTCGCAAACCCAACAAAAAACTTGAGATTGATTGGGCGAAAAAGAGTCTTAAACAAACCTTCGCAGATCATTCTATTTCCTTTCTGCAAATCGAGTCTGCGACGAAATGATGTCGCAAGCACTTTTGCAGAAGGTAGAAGTTCTGGATAGTCAAGAGAACCACAGATTTCAAGCACATTGTTTGCGGGAATAAAAGGAAACCCCGAAAGCCCAGTCTCTTGTCTTCTTGAACCGCAATTATCTGAAAAAATTTTTGGCGGTTGAGGGGACGGAAAAGACATTTTCCCTGGCTGAACAAGATTACTCATAACGTCGCTGAATGACTTACCTGGGAAATCACGCTGATAAAAAAACCAGTAGAAAATCCAGCTAATAGTATCATTTTCGATAGAATGTTTCTTAAATTCAGCAAAAAGTTCAGGGCAACCCTCTTCCATTAATCGAATCCAATATTTTTCTGCTTTTTTTGATCTCATGCTCTCAAAAGACAAGTTGTAATGCATTGTGATTTTAAAAGTTCTACTTATTTCGGTTTTGATAAAATCGTATTGAAAATCACGACGACTAAAAAATCTACTCAAAGCATCAAACCATGTTGAAAAAAAACTTGGGTCAGTCCTTAAAAGCCTTTGAATTGCTCTCGAATGATGCTCATTTGGACCTTTATTGATTTCTCCCAAATAGTTTCGCACATGTCTATGTCTATCATGAGGGAACTTGAAGCCGCTTTTTTGTTCAATTTTTTCCACAACTTCTCTTTGCACATCTGGACAAAGTAAAACTAGTGCACGATCACCACCTGCGGGAAAGTACTTGTGCTGGAAAATTCGAATCATCATCATCGATCTCAGAAAAAAATACTTCATGTAATTCTCTGTAAAAGAAGATCTCTCTTTGAATTTTTCAACATTCTCAGCAAAAACCGCAAACAGCGCATCGCAATGGCAACTACTTTTGCACATCTCTTTCAAAATGATTTGCAAAAATCGCAACCTTCCCTTTAGTTCCAGAATGAACATGAAAACTGAATTTACTTTAGGTGGTGAAGCTGCAGTAAATCGATCTTTTGCATAGGAAAATTGTTCAAACAACACTCTGAAAACAATGAGCGCGACCGGATAATTATCTAGTGGTATCGCAGGCAGAGAACAGTATTTAAACTTTTCAACTAAGCCTCTACAGCCCCTAAATTCCGGAGCACGCCAAGCAATTTGTTTTCTGAATTCATCTGCAATTTTGTTTGCAGCATCAGCAGCAGCAGCACCAGCAGAACCACTAGACATTCTATTGAGCTTAATATTACAATAGTTTGCATTTAAAACCCATCAATTTTTTTATAATTCTTCTTCCTCATATTTTGGTCATTTTTTCATAAAATTTGGTTTGGATTTATTGCAAGATTGGGTATCAATCTAACATAAAAAAGAATAACTCTATTTCTTCACTGGATATGTAAAACCAGCTAATCATACAAAATTAACTACTTTGTGCGCTTCATTAGTAATATTGTTGCAAGAAAACTGCGAACTTTTAGCTGTATTTTCAAAGCATACATAATTAACTTCTTATAAAACTCTCGCAAAGATTTTTGCGCTATTTCTTGGATTGTACGATCTGATGCTGCTAAGATGTCTTCTCAACATATTCAACATCCTTATCTAGGTGGAAACAAATTTCCAGCAAATCAGAGGTTGGAACTTTCGCCCATCTTAATCCAAAATCCAAAAGTTGTCGAGTCCTTTTTTTAAACAATTTGGGGGGATCCATGAAAGGAAATGACATTTGTCCAGATTGAACAAGTTTGGTCATCAATGCGCTGAATGTTTGCCGATCTGAAGGTTTGACGAAGAAACACTCTTCTGTGTGCCGAAAATACCAGTACAAAATCCAGGATTTTGTACTACTATTGATCTTGTAGTCACAAAGCTCTTTGTGGGAAAGATCTTTCCAAAAATCGGGGCACCTGGATTGCAGAAGACCTAGCCAGGACCCTTCTTGATCTGCAGATCGAATATCACTATAAAAAAATCTTTCCAGAATTTTTTCCGATTTTTCAAAAAATGTGGGGACGAACTGGAGAATGCTTCTGATTTGCTTGGAATAAAGACCATGCCAATGGGCATTGAAGTAATCTCCCAAATCTGATTCCATCATCTGCCGCACTTGCTCACGATTCCTGAAGCCATGCTTCTTTTTCATCATCCCAAAGACTTTAGCAATTGATTCGTCACAAAGGTAAGTAATCTTGCTGTCTGGTTTTGGTGGAAACTGTTTCCGCTGCTGAATTCGAAGAAACATCATACATTGCACAAGAAAATCCCTCTCATTTTGGGTATTGTAACCGACTGTATGATGCAGCAAATGTGCCATGACAGCAAAAAAAGCTTCATAATGGCAGTATTTTTTGCATGTTTCTGAGAGAATTCGTTTAGAAACTCTCATGCGAACCTTGAAGTCCTTGATAGCCAAAAAGATGTTGGAATATACAATTGGGTCATGCGGATAATATCTAGAAAGGACTCCGGGATTGGAGATGTTCTCAAAAAACACACCAAAAAACCTGCAAGCGGCGTCAAAATCTGTGGGGGTATCTGGAATAGATGCTCTCTCCAAATCGTGCGCAAGTTCGAAGTTCAAAATGGTGAGGTGTTTTATTCCGCGATGTTTCAAACATCTTATTAAGACATCCCTAAGTTCTTTAATAACAGGATCATCTACAGCAGCAGAAGCAGCAAGAGCATCAACTGCATGAGAATCAACTGCATGAGAATCAACTGCATCAGCAGCAGAAGCAACAGAAGCATCAAGAGCATCAACAGCATGAGAATCAACAGCATGAGAATCAACTGTATGAGCATCAACAGCATCAGCAGCAGAAGCAACAGAAGCATCAAGAGCATCAACAGCATGAGAATCAACTGCATGAGAATCAACTGCATAAGCATCAACAGCATCAGCAGCAGAAGCAACAGAAGCATCAAGAGCATCAACAGCATGAGAATCAACTGCATGAGAATCAACTGCATAAGCATCAACAGCATCAGCAGCAGAAGCAACAGAAGCAGCAAGAGCATCAACAGGAGCATCAACAGCATCAGCAGCAGAAGCAACAGAAGCAGCAAGAGCATCAACAGGAGCATCAACAGCAACAGAAGCAGCAAGAGCATCAACAGCAGGAGCACTAGACATTCTATTAAGCTTAGTATTATAACATTCTGAATTTTAAACCCATCAATTTTTTTTATAATTCTTCCTCATATTTTGGTCCTTCTTTCATAAAATTTGGTTTGGATTTATGGTGTGAATTATGACGAGATTGTTGTACTACTATTTTTATATTTTCTTGCTCCAATTCAGTATCTGTGCTCATTTCATTATTTTTCTGTCGCTGGAGTATCTCTTTATAATTTTTATTTGAAGTCTGGCTTACAATAGATGCCTCTTTGTCAGAATGATCTTGAACTATAGATACTTCTTTTACTGAATGATTGGATATAATTGATGCCTCTTTTACATTGTTTTGAGAATCGATATTTTGGTTTGCATTTGCCTGTACATCTAGATTCTGTATATTTACTTTTGGCTCTAAATTTGTTTCTGTTTCTTCTTGGACTTCAGTCTGGCTCTCTTCTTTCACCGCTTCTATTTTTTCTGGTTGAATCTCAGTTTGGGTATCTTCGATTTCTTCCGTTTGAGTATCTTCGATAGTCTCAGTTTGCGTATCCGTCTGAGTGGGTGTCTTCGCAGCCATAAATGCCTTCTTATTTTTACCTAAGAATTTCATAAATGAATTCGCCTCAAAATGCGGGTTAGACATACTATTTTCAGTGTCTTCTTCATATTCTGCCGGTGTTTTGCCAATATATGTGCGGATAATTTGCTTATATGGTAGCGATTCACTTATGGACTCTAAAATACCTTTTTCAATAATTTTCTTTATATCCCTAACATTTTTACTTCGCTCCAAAACAGTCACATTTTCTTTATCAAATAAAATCACATTATCTGAACTATAAAGCTCTCTTGAGCATTCCTTATAGCATTTATGGATGAAATCCTTAAGAACAATATATTCATGATCAACATCATTTTTAGGATTTTTGCTTCGAATTACTGATAAAACTTTTATATTGGAGAAAATAACTGCCCATAATAATTCATCCAAATATTTACATTTAGATTTCTGTATAATTCTATCATATTCTTGTTCAATCAAATCATTATTCCATTTTGGAATTTTTTTGAGATAATCCTGGAATATTTGGAGTTCGCTGTAGTCGTCATATCGGGGGTCTCTTGTTTCATCTTTAAATTTACAGGCATCATCATAAAGACTGTTAAATCCCTCAAATAAAAGAGGCACTAAAGAGGTAGTCAAACGTCTAGTGTATTCATTTTTAGCCTCTAAATAAATATTAATGCTTGGTTCTTCCATGACTATCAAACGAAAATAAAAAGAATATTTATACAAATAAAAATTAAAGATTTTTATTTCTAGACATGTTTTATTTACAATGTAAATAAAACATTATACAAATAAAAATCTTTGATTTTTATATAAATTTAGCATAAATATTTTCTGCATTACACCAATTGAAAAGAAAAAATGGACAAAATATAATTATATTTTGTCCATTTTTCTTTTCTAAATTAACTTAAATGGTGAATCAAAATAGTTTCGAAAATGGGCCAAATGAAATAAATTCTCAGAATATTTCCGGAATCCCAAAAAATATGAAAATTACATCATGGATTCTTTTTTTTATATCAATTATTTTTTCCGTCCTGCTTATTTGATATCTCCGGCGGAGGAACTCCATTTACTGGATATTTATATAAAAATATTTCCTCAACTTTATCACCAACTAAAATTAGTTTTCTCACTGGATACTGATTACACGTGTATAGAACCATACTATATTTATAATATATTATTAGATTATAAATAAAAATGGAGAGTATATTATATTTATGTTGTAAAAATAATACACAAGAAAGTCCCAGAAAATCAAAGCCTACAACTCTATCAGAAGAGGGAATTATCGCCATAATATTCCAAAATATAGCCTACACGCCTACATCTAATTATCGTAAATGGTTTTTCAATACATATAAAATAAAATCAACTGAAACCATAAAAAGAGATCGCCGCTATAGCTTACATGAAGATATTGATTATGATGCATGTTTAACTGACCGAAAAATACAAAAAGATGGATCACTAGATTCACTACTTGAAGAAATGTATTTATGCAAAGAACCACTCGATATTTATTATATCCCATTTACGCATCAATTGCTCCCATTGTTTGAAAAAAATATAGAATATTTTGACAATAATATCCTGTCAGTAAAAATACCCCATGGTAAAATAAAGTTCTTCGAAAAAAATAACCTTTTTTTCATAACTTTCTTATTCGATAAAACAATTGAATTGTCTTCTGTAAAGAATATTCGATATCAAGTCGGCAAAAAAATAATATATATTGATGAAATTACAGATTCAATAATTCTAGGAGTCCTTAATATATCACAAATTTATGATATACTTAAGAAAATGATGATGTCCGAGAAAACAATTATTTCCGCGCATTCCAAAAATTGCGTATTTACTGATCTTATTGTTTATGAATTTAGTGAACGCATGAAAACTGATCTTATATATTTTTCAATCGCTCCAATTCTAGAGAATAGCTCAATTTTATACAAAAAAATAAATAATAAACTTACTTATTATCTCATTCACCACGAAAATCCTAATAATATATCCAGCAATTTTATAAAAATAGATTCACCACCGGGTCGCTTATGTGGTCTATGTCAAAACCCGCCAAATTATCGGAAAAATCTAAAAAATATAACTCTAGAAATTCTACATGATTTTATCTAGGCTAGCAAAATAAAATTGCAATCTCTCATTTCTTCGCGCATCTTTTATTTGCTGATTTTGTAATTCCGCTATTTCTTTTGTTATTTCTCCAAGCAATATTTTCTCTTGCTGCACTTTATTTGGTGTATTATCTTCTCTTTCATAAAATTTATCTTCCATCATTAAAATCCATCTTCTATCTACTCCCAGAAATAATACTCGTGTATCTTTCCCTTTTGTTAGACTAATGTCAAATCGTAGAACATATCGTTGATTTGCACCTTGCATAAAATATACAAGTGATTTGTAGTTATTTGAACTATTTTCGTAAAGTAATGTCGCCATTTTATTAGCCCTATTTATTATTTTTCTTTTAAGCCAAAAACCACATAATAGTTCGCTGCAATCCATCTTCAAACTTATATTCTGGCACATATCCAAGCATACTCTCAGCTTTTTCAATTGATGCATTGCTATGTGGAATATCACCTTTCTGATTTGGTTTATAATTTGGCGTAATATTTCTACCCATTATTTTGCAAATTTTATAGAAAATCTCATTAATACAAATTCTTCCACCAGCTCCTATATTGAATATTTCTCCAAAACAAGCCTTATTTGTTGTAGTTAGTGCTAAATAATTGGCTTGAACAACATTTTTTACATATGTAAAATCACGAGAGAAAGACCCGTCACCAAATATCGTTGGACTGTTACCATTCTTCACATAATCTATGAATTTTGGAATAACCGCTGCATACTCTCCATTTGGATTCTGTTTTTCTCCAAATACATTAAAATATCGTAATCCAATAATTTCCATCTCATAGCATTTATGAAATACATTGGCGTATATTTCATTTATTTTTTTAGTCGCTGCATAAGGTGATAGAACATCACCAGTTTTTCCCTCAATTTTTGGCAAATTCTCATCATCTCCATAAACTGATGATGATGATGCATATACAAATCGTTTACATCCATTTTCTTTCGCAGCTATTAGTAAATTAAAAAAACTATTAACATTATTTTTATGGTAAAAAAATGGGTCATTTATTGATCTAGGAACTGAACCAGTCGCAGCTTGGTGACAAATTGCATCAATATTCTTAGTAATATTTCGGCAAACATTAATGTCTTTTATATCAGCTTCTATAAATATTAGATTTTTGTATTTTTCTAATAGATTTTTAATATTATCAATAAATCCAGTAGATAAATTGTCTATAATTGTTATTGAATCAAAAAAATTATTTTCTAAAAAATATTCTGCAATATTCGAACCTATAAATCCACATCCTCCTGTTATTAATAATCTCATAATTATTATAAAATGATAATATTTTTTATTCATTAAAAAAACTTATTCTTCTCTGCTATCCTCTCCATCCTCTCCATCCTCTCCATCCTCTCCATCCTCTCCATCCTCACCATCTTCTCCATCTTCTCCATCTTCTCCATCTTCTCCATCCTCTCCATCTTCTCCATCTTCTCCATCTTCTCCATCTTCTCCATCCTCTCCATCTTCTCCATCCTCACCTCCATTTTCGCTCTGACCTCCCATATTTCCCATCATTTTTTGTAACATATCCATATCCATGCCGCTCATCATATTATTCATTCCGCCCATGCCGCCCATCATGCCACCCATCATGCCGCTCATCATATTATTCATGCCGCCCATGCCGCCCATATCAATATTTTTTACATCATTATCTTCTTCTTCTTCGCTATCAACCCATTTATCCCAATTTATTTTTATATTATTTTTATATATTCCTCTTTTTTTTGCCAAAAAATCCCATTTTTCCTCCTCTTTTTTCTGTAATATAACAATAAATTTTTTGTCTGTTTTACTTGAAATATTGTATTCACTAATTTCTCTTTCCAATTCAAATTCAATTAAATATTTTTTATTTGAAGAAAAACATTCAAAATGAAAAATATTATTTTCATATTCTAATTTTTCATTTGAAATATTGGATAAATATATTTCAATTTCAACAATCTCATAAGTTTGAGACCACAATAATGTAGGTGTAAATGTTTCTATTCTACTAGATTCCATAAAAGATATAATAGAAAAATATATCTTTTTTTTGTATTTTTTACGAAAAAAAAGATATATTTTTCTATTATACACCTATATGTCTGAAAAAATAAAAATAATATTTATAAGTCATAATTTTCATTTTTTAACAAATATAATAGATAATTTAAATCGAGATATCTATGATATTTCTACTTATGAAATTTTGAAATTAAAATTAAAAACAATAAATACAGAAAAATTATTAGAAATTATTGCAGATAATCAAATTGTTTGGATAGAATGGCTACTAAAACCAGCAATTCTATTGTCAAGATTTCTAAATAAAAAATTTAAACTCATCTGTCGATTACATAGCTATGAATATTTTTACAAAAAGCATATTTATATTTCCTCAACTAACTTTTCAAATATTGATAAATTAATTATTGTAAATGATTGGTTTAAGTATAAACTTACACAAATATATAAAGTTCCAAAATCAATAATAACAATTCTTCCTAATTTATTTAATAAATTTACAAATGAGAATAACTCAAGTCGACAAAAAAAATTAGGTGTAGTTGGAATTAAATATTTAACGAATAAAGGAATTGATAAGATTTTAGATATATTTGAAAAAATATATGAAATTGACCAAGAATATAGTTTACACATAAAGGGAGAATATAATAAGAAATATTCTAAAAACCCATTTCTTTCAGAAAATGAATCTAAAATACTCCATACAAATTCAATTCAAAAAATGAATAGTTTTCTAGAAAAATATCCAAATAATGTAATCCTTCATGAACATTCAGATAAAGGAGGTGAAGATATGCAAACTTTTTACAATAAAATTGGATTTCTTTTATGTGCATCTATTTATGAATCTTTCCATTGTGCAATTATGGAAGCAGGAAGTTCCGGATGTATTCCAATTATTTATGAATATATTAAAAATGATGTTCCCAAAACTCCAGAAATCTATACACTTTATAAATTTGATAATGAAGAAAATATTGTAAACTTTATTATAAATATTCAAGATTACCAATATAAATCTACAAAAACTCAATTTTATTATAATTTATTATATGAAAATTGCTTAAAAGAGTATACTAAATTTTTAAATAATATTTTTAATGAACCAATAATTAAACCATATTTAATTGCAACAGAATTAAAATCCAATAAACCGGATATAATAACCTTACAAAATAAAATCATTGAAATAGCTGATAAATATAATAATGTATCATTATATATTTTTTTAAATAAAAAATATTATGTATCAATTAATGTAACATTTATTAAATGTTGGAAAAGAGGATATATATTTGGTAGTTCATTAATAAAAATACCAAATTCAATAAAAAATTTAAAAATAATATTTACAGAATTAAATAAAGAAAACTTTAGAAAATATAATATAATATTATAGCATGATTCCAAAGATAATCTTTACATACTGGGAAGGAGACCAATTATCTATATTACATTATTTGACAATTTATTCTTTACATAAAAATAATCCGGAATTAGATATTTTTATATATACAGATGATAACCCAAAAAATATTTTGCGAGAATGGAATTCACATGAACATTCAATTGATATACAAAAAAAAATCCCATTGTCAAAACTTATAGAAATTAATCCAAATAAAATATTTTTAAGACCAATTAATTTTAAAAAAGAATATAAGTTTGATAATAATATTTCAATTATTTATAAAGCAGATTATATACGAATTGCAAAATTATATGAACATGGAGGAATATGGTTTGATATGGATATATTATTTATAAAACCAATCCCAGGTTTTTTTTTTGAAGAAGATATTCAAGCATTTATATTTAATTATTCAGGAGTTCTACCAACCGGATTTCTAGCAACTATTCCAAAATCAAAATATTTAGATAAATTATATAAAGGGGCATCAGAAATTATAAAAAATAAAAAACTAAATAATTATCAAAAAATTGGTCCAATTATTTGGATAGAGGAATATATAAAATTAAATGAAAAACAAAAAACAAAAATAAAGACTTTAGATAATAATTTAATATATCCATTCCTCTGGGATCAACTAGATAAATTATATAAAAAAAATAGTATACTTCCAGAAAATACATTTGGAATACATTGGTTTAATGGTGCACCTAAAACAAAAGAATTTATTAATCAATTTGATATAAATAATATAAATCCAGATAATTCATTATTTGATACATTAATTAGTAAAATTAAGGGTAATGATACATTATTTGATACATTAATTTATGATATCAACTGTGATAAAATTATTAGTCAAGACATAGAAAAAATAAGTATTAAATTTTTAAATCAAAATAATTTAGAACAAATACAAGATGAATATTATAATAAAACATTAAATATTAATAATAATATTATTGTTGAATTTATTATTCCGGAAAAATTATTAAAAACAAGAGTATTTACATTTTATAAATGCTGGAGGAATGGTTATTGCTTAAATAGTTCAAGTATAAAAATTCCAAAAAATATTATTAAAGTAATTTTGAAAAAAATTTAAAAATATTTTATTTACTATAATTATGTTCCAAAATAAGAAAATACTATTATTTGGTGGTTCTGGGTCTCTAGGAAATAAGTTTATTGAAAAACATATTTATAATAATCAAATTACAAATTATTCTAGAGATGAATGCAAACATTGGAGTATGAGTCTAAAATATAAAACCAATAATTTAAAGTTTATTATTGGAGATATCCGTGATTATCAAAATGTAGCTAGTGCAATCTTACGCGAGCAACCCCATATTATTATTATTATGGCTGCTCTAAAACATATTGACCGTTGTGAATATGCAATTGATGAATGTATCAAAACAAATTCAATTGGTCCAATTAATGTTGTAAATGCAGTGGAAAAAAA